ATGATCGTCGTCGGTGCGCTGTACGAGATCGGACTCACCCAGCCTTTCGAGCCGCTCGAAGCCGGCGCATTGTTTCTCGAGCGCAGCGCGCCATCAGAACCCCGCCCTCGTTGTGACCCCGGCTTCGGAGAACCCCGCCACCCCGGCGATCCAGTACACCTGCGCCTCCGCCGGCGACAAGTTCCAACTGGTGACCCATTCCATCGCCGTGATCGTGTGGGTGATCCCCTCGATGAGGGTGTCCTGGGTGATGGCCGCCCCCAGGTTCTGTGGGCGGCGCAACGCCGTGACCCGGTCCATCAGTTCGCGGCCCAACACCTGCGGGAAGTGGGTGTCGGCGTTCCCCGCCGCCGGTTCAAGGCGCATCCCTGTCACCCGGAGGATCGGGTCTTTGTAGTGGGCCAGCACGAAATTGGCCAGGTCAAGGCTGGTCGAGTCGGACTGGTATAGCAGGCCGTCGATGGTGCGGGAGCGGCGTAGGTAGCGGGCCTGCGATGTGGTGTCCCGGGCGGTGGCGACCGTCCCTCCCGACCGTGACACGTTCACTTCGTTGTAAATCAGCGAATCGTCATACAGGTAGGTGAGGTCACCGAATTCCAGCTCTGTGCCGGCATCCCCGAACGTGGCCTGCGGGACGGCGTATGGCGGTTTCAACTGGGAGTCGCGGGCGATGAACCGGACCAGCCCGCCGGCCGTCACGAACAGGGCGCCCTGTTCGGTCTGTTCCACCTTCTGGAGGGCTTCCAGGGCTGCCTGCGCCAAGCTGGCTGACTGGAGGACGGCCAGGCCGCTGTCAATGCTGCGATCCGCTGAGGGCCAACCGGCGGCGTCGAGGATGCGGCCGACGCGGGTGCCGCTGGTGTCGCCGTTCCAGGGTGTCGCCACGGCCGCGGCGTGGGCCGCAACCCGGGTGGTCGACAGGACAACCCCGTTGTACATCGCGACCTCGTCGACGGACACGTCAGTGGACGCCGGAGAGACAACGGAAAAGACATATAGCGGATTGCCGGCGAACGTGGGGCCGGTGCCGTTCTGCGTATCGACCAGCACCCCGTTCACGTAGACCTTGAACTCTGTGGGGGTGACCGTGGCAACAACGTGATAGGTGTTGCCGGCCACCACCGGGCTGTACGTGATCGTGGTAAACGTGGTACTGCAAGTGATATTCAGGTTCGTGTCATTGAGCTGGACACTAAACACGCTGGTGTTGAACCCTCCGGTTGACAATACCTGGAGGTTGGATGGGGGCAGGTCGGCTGCTTTCAATACAAACTCGAACGTGAACGTCGTGAGGGACACAGGGAAAACCGGCGTGGTTGTCTGCATCCCGCCCAGGTTCGACGAGGTGATGCTGATGCAGGCGTCGCTGTCCCGCGAGATGAGCCCGGCCACGGCGCGGGACAAGGTCCCTGTGTATGTCCCGCTGACCGGTAACGACCCGCTGTCAACCGCCGTCGCGACACTGGCAGCCTCCCCGAGCCGGTACCAGTGGGTCGGCGCGTCGGCCACCACCTCCGCCGCATACACGCTCGACGGCAAGTCAATATTGGCCAGCACCTTGAACGCGTCCGTTGCCTGCACCACACAAGTCGCCACTTGCGGCGGGTCGTACACCTGGGTCCACCCATCGACATAACCGGTGAACACGTCATAGGTGACGCCGGCGTAGGTGGAGCGCAGCCGGATGCGCCGCATCGGGACAACGTTCGGGTAATAGGGTGAGGCGGCGTAGGCCGGGTCCAGGGCACGATCCTCGTTGGCCAGCGTCACGGTCATCCGCCCGGCGGCGAACGTGTCGAGTTCCCGTTGGCGTCCCCGGTTCACACTGGCCGCGATCAACCGGTCGGAGATGTCCACCCATAGCGGGGTGGCGGCCGGGTCGGTGGCGAACGCCACCTCGAGAACGGTGGCCGGGAACGTGCCAGCGGTCGGTGCTGCACCCTCAGGGGCGCCGTAGGGGCCACCGGCGTACTCGACGGCGCCGTAGGTCACGACGCCGCCTCGTAGGCCAGGCTAACCCCGATCAGGTCGCCCGATGCCAACGCCGCCGAGAACCCAGCTACGCCCAGGTACTCAGTGACGGTCCCGTTCCCGAGAACGATTTTTGCCGTTGTCGTCGTTTCGACAATGGCGGACCCGGCATAGAAAATCCCGGCCGAAATATCGAAAATGGTCCCGGTGCCGATCACAGCGAAGCCAGTCGTTGTCGTCGCTATCGGCAACCCGAACAAAACGCGGTTCCCACCAGTCCCGCTACCTGTGCAGGCAAGGGATGCTTGGACAACGATGAGGCGCCCAACGCGGGCATATTTTGCATTCGTCACCGTCTTCGTCACCGTGGCCGACTGGGTCAACGTCGGCGTGTATGCCGTCCACGCCCCCAACGTCGCGACGGTCTGCCACACCGCCCCGGCGCCCCGGGCGGTGAACGTGTCGGTATCGGTTTCGTAGATCAGCTGGCCCTGATACGGATCCGCCGGCCGCGTCGAGCTGGTGAGGATTTGGATGACATCCTCTTTCGTGGGCGCATGAACCCACAACGTGCCCGAGGCGTGCTGGCGGGCCGTGGTGCCGTAGGCGCCGCGGGTGATGGTGGCCGACGTGGCGGCAGCGATGTGGGCGGTGACGATGACCATCTCGGGTGCGCCCGCCGCCCGCAACGGGTCCAACACGAGGATGGCGTGGTTCGAGGCGACCGCAGCCAGGTTCGCCAGGCCGGCGCTGTTGATCGTCGTCGCGCCGACGAGGAGCGGATTGTCCGTCACGGTTCCAAAACAATTGTCTGACCGAATCCTCGTACCGGCCGGCATGTCAGGCGAGCCCCAGGGCGCCCGAGCGGCGCTTCTCCTCAAGCAGCAATGACTGGATCTGGCGGGCCACCGTCACCGGGTCCAGGGCACCGGACACGTTGATGGTGATCCCGCCGAGCTGACTGTTGGGCACCACGCGGCCCGAACCGACGAGGAGTTCAGGGCCTCGCTCCCCGACCACCGCCGCGCCGGAGAACGTGCCGCCGGAAGCGAGGTGGGGAATCTCAGGGATATCGGGGATGATGCTTTTTACGCCGGGGATCTTGTTGAGGACCCCGATGGGGGCGGTCACCGCTTTGATGTACAGGTTCAACAGGTCGATGGCCCGGTTCAACACCGATTTGAGGGCACCCCAGATCGGTTCGAACAGTCCTTTGGCCAGGTTGGCAATGTTCGACCCGAGGTCCTTGAACCAGCCCAGCACCGCCCCGACCCCTTTCGAGATGGCCTCCTTCACCGTGTCCCAGTTCCTGACCAGGGCGTAGATGGCGATCCCGATAGCGGCGATGGCGAGGACCACCAGCGCGATCGGGCCGAGCGCCACGTCCAGGCTGATACCAAAGGCGGCGGCCGCCGCGGTGGCGATCCCGAGGACGCTGTTCAGGCCGACGAGGGCGGCGGCGATCCCCACCACCACCACGATCCCGGCCTGGACCGGGCCGGGCAGGCCCGAGAAGAAGTCGATGATCTTCACCAGCCAGTCGGTCAGCGTGATCATGATCGGCAGGAGTTTCGTGCCGATGGTCTCGGTCAGCTCGCCGAGTTTCTGGTGGAAGATCTCTTGCCCGCCGGCCGCGCTCTTGGCGAACGTGTCGGCCTGGCCTTTCACCGTCCCCGCCACCTTGGCGATGATCTCGTCAGCCGACGCATTATCAGCGATCAGCGCCCCCAGCTCGGGCAGCTGAGCCTTGACCGCTTTCGTGTTCCCCTCATGGGCTTTGGCCAGGATGTCAGCCGCCTGGGCCAGGGGGATCCCTTTGGCCCGGGCCAGGTCCATCGCCACCGACATGAGGTTCTGCGACTCGGCCGTGCTATGGGTCACCTCGGTCAGGCCGGCGAACGCGGTGCGCAGCTCGTCGTCAGCGAACCCTTTGGTGAACTGGGCTTTGGTGATCCACTTCTCGATGCTCTTGACTTGGCCGTCCCACGCCCCGATCGAGGTCTCCAGGCTCTTGGCCAGTTTCGCCTGCGACGCCTCATCTTCGGCGGCAGCGTGGGTGGCGTCCTTGAGGAAGTCGGCCACGCCGAGGGCACCGATGGCGCCGACCACGTTCCCGGCCATCTTCTTCATGTTGTCGCCGAACCCGCCGACCTGGTCGCCACCCTCCTTCAAGCCCTTTTTGAGGTCGGCCAGGTCAGCCAGGAACTTGACGTTGATGGTGCCTTGGCCCCTGGCCATCAACGGGCCTTTCTTTTGGCGGCCTGGAGCTGCTCGTTGTAATAGCGGACCATCTCGTCGAGCACCGCCGGCGGGGTTTCAAGCAGGTCGGGTGGGGAGATCCCGAGGTCGACACTCAAGACGGCGATGGTCCTGGTGAGGGATCGTCGCCCGGGACGAAAGGGGTGGTGACCGGGGACACGTCGTCGATCCGTTCCAAGAAGTCATCGTCGAACCCGCCGATGCCCTCTAGGCGGCGGCGGAGGAACCGCCACGTCAGGAAACACATGTGCTCGAACCCGAGTTGGCCTTTCAGGTTCGGGAGCGGCACATTGAAGTGGCGTTCGAGGTGGACGAAGTCGGCCGGCTTGATTTCGTTGACGAGGACTTTCTCACCGTCGAACACGACGAGGAGTTCAAGGTCGATCATCGGTTCCTCACCCCGTCGAGGATCTGTTGGACCGCGTCTTCGTATTCCTTCACCGCCCGGTCGAGGACCTGGTCGGCAGCATCCCAGAGGAACGGGTGGCCGGCGATGTTGCGGGCCGGTCGTTTGAATGAGCCGCCGCTGGTGGCGTTGACGTTGCCGGCGCCTTCACCCCAGTGGATCGCCGCCGCATACGGCACCGCATTGCTGCCCGCTTTGCCGTAGGCCGCGGTCTGGGTGGCCAACGCCTTGACGGAACGGCGCAGCCGACCCGACCTGACCGGCACGTTTGGGAGGGCCGCTTCGACCACCATCTGCGACACCGTCTTGTTGGCTGCCCGCAGTTGCTTCCCCAGGTCTTTGTCGCCCAGGTCGCGGAACACCTTGCGGAGCTCCTTGGCGCCTTCCACCTCAATGCTGTACGGGGCGCTCACGACGCCACATCGGCGTTGACCACCACGACGGTGATCGCCGCGGCGTCCGACGTTCCCGAGACCGCTTTGAACTGCAACGGCTGCTCAAGGAGTTCCTGGCCAAGGTCGGGGTCTTCGCCGTCGAACCGGACGTTCATGGTGATCGTCGTCTGGGCGGAGGCCCCGGCATTGAAGGTCAGAACAAGCGCTGCTTCCGTCCCATTAATAAATCTATTCAAGGCGGTCAGGTCAGTGAAATCGGCTGTCATCGAACCGGTGATGGCCCGCCGGGTCGACTCCAACGGTTCTTTGGAACGTTCCGGGGTGGTGGTACGGAGGAAATGGCGGTCGACGGCCAGGCCATTGTCGATCGATAGGGAGCATTCTTTGACGTCGAACCCGGCGGCAGCCAGCGTCACCGTCCCCTTGGTGAAATCGAACGGGGCCAGGTTCGCCGGGTAGGACGCCGTGCCGAGGGTCTGGGCGGTGTCGAGGTGGTTGCCGTAGAACGACACGTTCATCATGGCGTACTCACCGGCCGCACACGACAGCTCCGCCCCCGTCACCTTGCACCCCAAGTACGAGAAGACCCGGACGACACCGCCGATGTCAGGCTTGCCGATCTGGAGGGACAGGCTCTTGCCGGCGAGGTCACCGGGCGACATGGTGTGGGTGTACGGGTTCGAACCGGTGATGGCGTCGGTGCCGCCGAGGATGTGCGCCCACAACAGGGCGAACCCCTGGGGGGCCATTTCGAACTCGATGTCGCCGGCGGCGCGTTGCACGCCGCCGGTCCAGCGGTGCAGGACGCGGCGCCCGGCGCGGATCCCGTTCGATTCGATCCGTTCCCGTTCGTACTTGACGCTCGAGGACGTCAGTTCGAGAAAGCGGGTCGGCGCGACGAACGTGCCATACGTGGACTCGGCCGCAAAGCCCAACTGGCCGGCGAGGCCGGAAGCGAGGGGGCTCATGCCTCATCACCTTTCTTGCGCGACGTGACCTGCCAGTCAGGGTTTGTCGCCAGCCGCTTCCCGACCTCGTCGTCGACCTCGATGATCTCGCCGTGATCGACATGAATCCCCAACTCGGGGATATCCACCCCGTCCTCATGGGGGCCGCCTAGCTTCAAACGCACGCTGTCCTCCTAAGCGAGTC